ATAAACGTATCTCGGATATTACAACCCCATCCTAAGCCATCTATGAGAGACCTTGTATCCCTCACCATATACCAAGGATACGGATCTTCAATATTTAACTGCTTACATAGAGAGGTTATGATTACAGGGTCAAATGTATTGCCTCTTGTATACACAATAGCCTCATCTATATATGTATTATATAGCATTTTAATCAAAGCAGCAACAGGTTTATCATCTTTATTAGGAATCAATTGAGATTTCTGAACTTCTTTATCTTGTTGCTTCCACCATGTAAGAGTATCCTTCTCAATAACACGACCTAGCTTTGTGCACTGCTCATTTACATTAACCTTAATGTATGTAGAATTATTTATAATCTCATCCATGCTATATGGGTGACTTATGAACCTAGTAGTATCAAATGCAAAAGCTGCACCAGATAATACAGGACAATTAGAGGCATCTGTACCTAGAGTCTCGAGATCAAATATCATAGAATTATTCTTCATTGCCATTCTCCATTAGCCATAATTTCGGTTAAACATGCAGCTGTATTCAATTCGTGATCAGCAACAAAAGCATTCTTATATTGATAATCTGCCAAGATAAGAATAATCTGTGGAATACTATTAGGTGTCAAATGATCCGATAAAGTATCATATAGACGTCTAAATAATACATGAGGCTCGGTATCAGAGTTCTCTCCGACCCATTTCCTCATCTTAGTAAAGTCTTTATCCTTTAAGGTTTTAAGTAACTTGTTATACGAATCAACTCCAATGTCGGCCAACACACCAGCATCAATAGTACCAGAAGAGCTATATCGCTGACATTCGTTAATAACTCGGCGCCAATCAGGAGCATGAGTAATAATAAGATTAGCAATCGCTTTATTGTCATAAGTAACACCCTCGGACTCAAGTATAAATTGTAATCGCTTCATAAACTTAGCAGCAAGACTAGCTAAGGCTTTCTTAGAGGTATTGAACTCATATACAGAACAACGAGAATGTAATGGTTCAATAATGCGATTCTTAAAGTTACAGGTTAAAATGAACCGACAATTAGAAGAAAACTCTTCTATGAATCCCCTAAGAGCTGGCTGAGTACTTTGAGCATTCAGGTAATCAGCCTCATCAAGGATAACTACCTTTAGGCCTCCCTGAAGACTCACTGTTGATGCAAATTGCTTAATAGTTGTTCGAAGAGTGTCGATATTTCCTGATTCGGAAGCATTGATAATAATATAATCTAAATCAAGGCTATTACATATAGCACGAGCAATCGTAGTCTTACCTACTCCTGCTGTGCCTGTAAGAAGCATATTAGGTACATTACCACTCGATACAATTTCTGCAAATGTACTAGATAAATTATCATCTAAAATACAATCTTCAATAGTCTGTGGTCTGTATTTCTCACACCACAAAAAAGTATCATCTTGGTTCATTCATTAACTCCATAATATAATATATTATTATACCCTATTTTAGGTATAATGTCAACAGCTATTGTCATGCAGTGGAAGCTGCCGAATTGTATAATGCATCATAGAGGGTTTCTACATCAGACATAGTCTCTGAGGTTTCTGCAATATTCTGCTTATGATATGCTGTAGCCACTTTACGTAGATACTTCTTTGGAAGATCAAAATCTTCAGCTAATACATCTACCGCCTCTTTAACATAACTACGCTCACCTTCAATACGAGCAAATGCATTAGAGATTTCGGTCATAGCATCACGGATCTTTTTACGGTCAGCTGGTGAGGTTGGGATAATCAAATTATTCATAATATATTCTCTTCTTTATTAATTAAATTTAGATGTCTTTTCTAGGGCTACCCAGTACATCAATGGTCTAGTCTTATGTGTAAATTTCGAAATAAACTTCGAGGAAATATCTACAATATAATCACCTACATCAAACTTAAAATTATTAATATTAAATACTAATTGGAAATCAGCTTCAATCTCCTTATCAACATCAATCTTAATTGAATAAGAATTAGAGGTTGGATTACTAATATCTGTAATCGTTAAATCCAGATGAGTGTCAGAAGGGTTACCCTCGATCATTAGATCAGTAGTACCTAATACCCCTGCTGCCTTTCGAATAGTATTGAGATTCTCATTGGAGAGATCGAATGAGACATCAGTAGATGCCATCACAATATTCTTCTTAGGTGATGTTAAATTAGCTGGCTCTGAAAAGAAGTACCTAATAGATTGACCATTCTCTGAAATAGTAACATACTTACCATTATCATGGAACGATAGATCAGGGGATTCAAACATACCAACTACAGCCAAGAATTCATTCAAATCGTATATACCAAATTCGTATTCGAAATCTTCCTCTATCTCAGCGGAACTGAGAATATTCTTTGCATTAGACATAGACTTCAATTCTCCGCCCGGACTAAATACCAGGTTGGAATTGATTGTACTGAAATTCTTCAGGACGGTTAATGTGTTACTCGATAATTTCATTTACACTTCCACTTTTTGATTCATTAATATATTATACATCACTTTGATCCGGATGTCAAGCTTTTTTTGCCTTTATTATCTTTTATTTTTGAAAAGTTAAGGTCTTTAACAAATTCAATCTTACTTCTAAACTTACTCTCTAAGATTTCACCCTTATGAGATATAACAAATACATTGGTACCCTTATCTAAGGTATTAAGGATTTTCATTAGATTATCCACACCATCATGGTCCATAGATGAATCAAATGTCTCATCAAGGATCAATAGATTAGTATTTGTAGAATTCTTCATACGAGCAATCTGGCGCCAAGTAAACATTAGCGCTAAATCGATACGGCTCTTCTCACCCTCAGAGAATGATTCATATGAGAAGTTATCCCTATGGCGAGAACGAATACTTTCATCAAAATTCTCATCTAGGTTGAATGATACAAAGAAGTCTAATGTCTGCAGATAATTATTGATTAGCTTATTCATTACAGGCAAATATTCTTTAATGACCTTTGTCTTGATACCTGTATCTTTTAACATTTCTGCTATGATAATAGAGTATGAAATCTCTTCATTGATCTGATACTTATTATCCGATAAATCTAATTTAAAGTCTTGTAGAGCAAGTAGATCTACCTTAGCAATATCAATATCAGAATTACTTACAGTAGAATTAAGAATTTCTTTTTCTAATGTTGCAATATTAGTATCAACATTCTTAATATTAGTCTCATTGAGCTTTAGCTTTACCTTTATATCACGCTTTCTTTTTAACTTTTTACTAATGATATCAATGTTATATATTACATCAGCATATTCGGATTCGATGGTCTTCTTAGTATCTAGCTTAGATTTAGCCACATTACTAATATCATCGATCTTAGTCTTACGTAATGATTCATCTATTGCTTGCGTACAAGAGGGACACTCATCATTAGATGAATAGAACTTAGATTCATTCATTAATGTCTTTAGATCACCATTGAGTGTATGTAGGTCCAGATTAAGAGCACTTTTACGATCAGATATATCATCTAAAGCAGCTTCAGTGACCGAGTCAAAATTATCTAACCATTGATTGTGATCATCTCTTTCAGCTTCATATGTAGATTTCTCTATTAAAAACTTTGCAATAGATTCTCTCTTTGTTTCTGCTATACTCTCAGAAGCCTTTGCCATATCCTTAATATACTTTTCTTGCATATCAATCTTAGAGGTCTGCAGATTAATGTCTACAGTAAGAGCCTTGTAATCCTCTTTAGTACGAGCAGACTTCTCTTTGAGAATACCATTCATCTTAGAGAATATATTAATATCTAATAGATCCTCAATTACTTCACGCCTATAATTAGATTTAAGCTGCATGAATGGAACAAATGAGGAGGATCCTAATACCACGATCTGATGGAAAGACTTATGGTTGAGCTTTAATATATTCTGCTCAAGATACTTTTGATAATCACGTGTTGTTGAGCTCTGATTAATCATATGGCCATTCTGCCATATCTCAAAGATGCCTGGCTTAATACCACGCTTAACTTTGAACTTATGATTTCCAATTTCAAACAATACCGTAACTTCGCAATTTTTCTTATTGATAGAATTTACTAAGGCTGGCTTAGTAATATCACGATGAGGTTTATTAAATAATGCAAAGGATATAGCATCCAATAAAGTAGACTTACCTGCACCATTATGACCTACAATCAATGTAGTAGGGCTTCTATCTAATTGAATAGAGGTTTCATTATTACCGGTACTTAAAAAATTAATCCAACTTATAGATTTAAAAACTATCATACAATTTCCATATTAGATGCTTCAGTATACAATGCCTTAATTATACTCTTTATTCGAGATTTATTCAGCTCTGTATCTACCGCATCAACATAATCATTTAAAAGGGTTGGTGTATCTTCTATTGATATAGCTGAATCATCGACATTCTCTCCCATGAATTCATCGAATGTTTCGGCAATCTTTAGTTCATGTGGGTTATATGAATTAACTTCATCTACAAACTTATCGAATAGATATGGATCTGACTTCTCCGTAACCACAATCTTTACAAACTTATCTTTAATTTGGGATAAATCAGCATCACATCCATTACGCCATTCTAGCTTATAGAACATTCTGTGCGGGTTGAGGATAGGGGTTATTTCTAAGGTTTCTGTATCTAAGATATGGAAATACTTTGGATCATCTGAATCATTCCAATAGAATTCCATCTGAGAACCAAGATAATGCACATTACCCTTCGACGACTTAGTATGATAATGGCCACTTAATACAGTATCAAAGTGAGAGAATAGATCAGCGCTTATACCTGAATGAGCAGGAATACCTCTCATCATCTCAAAGTTATTTAATTCAAGATGAGCTCCGATAACCTTTGCTTTACAAGATTTAATCCATTTAGTATATTCATCGTAATTCTCATTATTGATCCATGGAACAAGAGCCATATCAAGAGAACCATATTTCATTACGGTAGGCTTCATTATGATATTAACATTATTAATATAATACCCAAGAAGCTCCTTCAATGAATTTAGCTCATTAGTATTCTTATAATATACATCATGGTTACCCGGAATGATATCCATCATCATACCATTATTCTTTAAAGGATCAAGGAAGATGGCTCTGTTATGATTTAATGCTTTGAAATTAACGAACTTACGATGATCATAGTAATCTCCTAGATGGAGCACTTGCTTGATATCATGTTCGATACAGTAAGGAAAGAAAACGTCTTCGTAGAATTTCTGTTGATAATCTAGGAAGACGTCAGATGAATTTCTGATACCACAGTGGGTATCATTGAGGATAGCTATTTTCATTTTTAACTCTTTAATATATTATAGTAATATTATAACACATCTACAGTTAAAGGGCAACGGTTAATTCTTCTTTTTTTAATGGATTTGTTGGATCTACATTTAAGTATTTCCCCCACTCAGCATAGAAGTGACGCATACCGACTTCATCATGTATAGTATTATTTTCATGTCTACCGTGTAGTATGTTCCTTCTTTCTGTGCCAGGAGCCATTGCTACACCTTGACCTGTAACAGCCAATAAATCTTCATGTAGGTTACGCCCAAATGGTCCCCATATAGTATTATGATGATTTATACGCTGCTGGCGATCTTCAGCAGAATCACTTAATAGACCATATCCACGGAACTCAATTAATACGCTATCTGGTCCTAATGGTGTAATGCTATCTGTACGATATGCAGAGCCTCGAAGATTAAAGTTATATCCTGGAAACAGGTCTACCATATACCATTGGTTAGGAGGAACACCAGGAAAACTTAATGCACCACGATCTCCCGCACCTTCAAATTTATCATACTGCACTTCAAAGCTACCTACATTTACGTGTCCGTTATTAAATCCTGTACAAGGACGGGCAAAGTAAGCATCGTTAAAGCCAGTAATGCGATTGAAGTAATGCAAATAGTCATGGTAAAACTCGCTATTAGTATCATGCCATAATTTATAATTTGTGGGAATAATTGCTTTATGATAATGGAATACCTCCAGCTCTTCTGTGTCAATAGCCTCAGCAATGCAATCAAATGAACCATCTGTCCATTGCTCTACGTCCATGGTTGGGTTTGGATTTAATGTTGTCCATACCATACCACCATGTTTTACTTCTGAATGTAATTCTCTAGATTCGATTACATAATCAGCATCAACCTTACCAGCAACTCCTTGAAGTCCCGGATTGATATAACAACCAATACGATCACCGTGATTGATTATAACTATATTTCGAAAGGCAATTTGAGATGTTCGGTAATCACCTGGATTCTTTATTTCACTCTTATGAATGATAGGTATCCAGACTTTAGCAAATATCTCTTTAATTTCTGCTTCGTAAATTTCCTGAGAACTATAACATTCGCTACTAATATGTTCTACTGATGGTTCTGCTAACCAATTCTTATGATCCCTCGATGCCATGGGTTTCTCCGACAGGTAATTCGTCTTCTGGCTTCATAAATTTCTCTAGGTTTTTACCCTGAGAAAGTATCTTATGTTTGACATAAGGCATGTCTGGTGCTTTAGATTTATCATTATGATAATTGATATGAGCTGTTCTTAGCTCCTCAATAAACTCAGAATCATATCCACCATTATCATCTGCAGTAACAAATTCATCAAATCCAGACATCTCGATATACTTAAATTTGATATCATGCTGACGCTTTTCTTTAGCTATACGCCGTAGGAAAGCAAACCAAGAGATCTGTGTAAAGTATGCAAATGCATTGGGTTTACCAGTACGTGTAGCAGCCTCTACATTATAGTTATTGATTGCTTTGAGACAATTCTCGACTGCATCCATAACCATCTCATCACGATAGGAATATCGAATGAAATTAGACTTATGAGATAAGCCCTCAGATATCTTCATAAAGCATGTGGCAATATAATCTGTAACAACCGGGATGGCTGATTCAGATGCCCTTGCCTCATTTGCTGAAGTAACATACTCCACTACAGCATTAGAGAAATCTCTATTATTTACATAATGTTCTTTTTGATTCTTCTTCATGGTATATCACCTAATTTCATAGTCTATGTATATTATACTACATATCAAGGTTAATTGCTACTGTTATTTTATTTATATTTTATTTATAAAAACCTGTTGCCTTTTCCGCATTTATGCTATATAATAATACTATGGTATGCGGAAAGGCCCACACGGGATAAAAGCTTTACAGCTTTACTTCGTATATCTGGTACTTAAACTTCTCTTTACTGTATATCTTAACCCTCTCTGCGCCATGGGTCAGTGTGTAATTCTTACGCTTCTTATGATGTAGATCATCAGTAATATCGAATAGGAATGTATCAGAGCCATCGTCGGATTTACGTAGACCTCTTCCTACAGATTGTAATACCCTTATTTGACTTTTACTCGGAGAAGCAAATATAATATTATGGATGTTCCTTATATTTATACCTGTAGAAAATACACCATATGAAGCTACGATAATAGCATTCTTTTGGCTCTCGGTTACTTCCCTAATATTTTCTCGAGCATCAACTCCTGTAGCACCGGATACGAAGAATATCTTTCTCTTCTCATGTGCAGCCTTTCTTATAAGATCATGCAATACCTTACCATGCTTCTCTACATATTGAAATAATACTAATGTGTTACCGTCCTGATCTATAGCAAGATTCCTAATAAAATTATTTCGCTTGGCATGCCTTACAATATAGTCCATCTCTTCTACGTAAGTATTTTTACCAAATGCTTTACACTCATCCTCTGGATACTTCAAAATTAGCATTTGTATATCAAGGTTAGCTATATCATCATTATCCATTAAATTCTTAGTAGTGGTTACCTGCTTAATAGGTCCGAATAAACCTTGAAGTGTAAGGGCATTGGTTTCCATACCATCTAATGTACCAGTAGTACCAATACGATATTCTGCATTATATAGTTTAGTCATAATAGCTGTGAGGGATTTAGCTTTAAATTGGTGAGCCTCATCTCCAATGACCATACCAAAATCTTCAAACCATCCAGCTCGTAATTTATATATCGATTGCCAGGTTGTTATTATTACTCTAGATGAGAATACTTCTTTCTCTTTACCTGAGTATATCTTATGCGATGGGAAGTATTCACCATTATAATCAGAGAAGTCTGAAGCTAATTGCTCTACCAGAGATGTAGTAGGTACAATAATTAATATATTCTGATTACGATTATCGAGGAACCATCGGATTAACTTATAGATTATTAACGATTTACCTGAGGCTGTTGGTGAAAGTAATACTGCTTTCTTCCTCTCTAATGCATGTTGGAATGCTGTAATCTGGTAGTCTCTTGCTGTAATCTCATTAACACCAGCTCTCAGATTAAGACTCTTAGCATATTCAACACACTCTTCAATAGGAATATCTTCGTATGAATCAGGCCTACCATAATAATCTGAATCAATACATTCTACAGTATAATTACGGGCTTTAGCAAATTCAACAACATACTCATACAGACCAGCATACAATTCTCTTGTTCTAGAATTAAATAGTCTGATCTTACCATCCCATACCTTATTCTTAAATGCAGGGGTGAACTTATAATTTGGTACAAAGAATGTAAAATGATCTACCAATTCATTGGCAATACTATAGTCGCATTCTATATTAATGTATACGTAATTCTTATTATTAATAACTATATCTGATGTCATATTAGGCTCCGCTAACGAATTGTCTCCATTTAATCATATTACCAATATTCTGATGTCTCCATTGAATATTACCCATAATCTCTTTTAATGTATCAACTAATGCTTTACGATATTCTATTTGCATAATAGTCTTTTGAATATCTTCATCAGCATTATAGTAGTATTCCATATCACCCTTTAGCACTTTCATGCCATGAAATGGATCAAATTCCCAACCTTCCGATTCAATTTGATCAGCAGTCATCTTGCCATTATAGTATAGCCATTTCTTTTTGAGTAATGTCTGAAGGGATTGCTCTTTGGTTTTTAAATGCAGCTTAGCTGTCATGTACTTGGACAAGTACTTTGAGTGCAGCTTAGCAGAATCACGAGACGCATCATCTAATGCCATCTCGTTAATTTCTGAGTCAATTGTCCATTCACTTAATATATCATCTAAATTCATTATATAATATTCTCTAATTTATTCGAAAAAGAACTCTGAGTATCTAAAAGAAACATCGAAAGTTAGGTATTCTTCTGC